ATCGGGATATGCTTTTTTAACTAATGGAGGCTTCATGTCACCACGTAAATAATCTGCTCCAACATCAGAAATAATAGCTGCAAATTCTTGTGCATATTCGTCCGAGAGTCCTTGAGAAAGAAGGAATTCAGATATGTCCCGTTGGCTGGATACATCAATGCCTTGATTTTTAAGTTTCTCCAAAACAGCATCCGAAGCTATTGTGTCTTCTAAACCTGCTAAACTATTTGTTTCAGAACCCAAAACATCTTCATCGGAAAGGACATCAGGATTTAAATCTTCTAATTCTTCTTTAATAATCGCTTTCAATCTTTGTCTTGTTAACTTCATTTTAATCCTCTATGATCTCGTTCAATTGACGATTCAAACATTTCTTTTGTCATCTTCGGTATATAATCAACTTCATCGGAACTCATTACAGCCCTAACATTTCCGCTCTGTGCTTCTCAATTATGTGGCGAATTTTCTCTAGCCGATCGAGCGGCTCCCATGAGCCTCTGCCGAGTAAATGACTAGCTAATTGATCAATTTCGTCTAGAGCAACTTCCAAATCACTGGCAGTTTCACTCTCTGCTTCTGTTGCTGCAAAATGATCCAAGCCTTCTACTTCTTCCTTTATAATACGCCTTAATATATTCTTTGTTAATTTCATTATTTATCTCATTCTCCTATCACATCGTTTAATAGTCTATTAATACGATCTGCTTTTGAAAAAGCTTTCTTTGTAGCAACTTTACCTTCTGTCATTGCCATGTATGCACCGGGGGTTGACGGTTCTGAAACCATGTCAAAACAAATCAATTGAAAATCATCGTTGACAACCGTGTCACCTGATGCTTCTGTAACTGTACCTAACCCTCTTGAGGATATCCCAAGAGCTACATCATCTCCAACTAATTCTTGGAGGATTTTTCCAGATGGAGTGTTTAAAAGTTTAATTTTACCCATTACAGCATCACCTTCCCAAAAAACTTCAGTTACTATATGACTAGCATTCTTAAGGTTGATAATAGAATCGTCTGGATGATCAAGTTCACCGACAGATCTGCGTTCATCAATTAGTTTTTGATAGTTTTTAACTTCTCTCTCCAATATTGGGCGGCTATAGACTCTGCCGTTGCCGTTTCTTGTTTCAGCTTCTTGAAGTTTTCCAACTAAAAAGACTGTGCCATTTTCTTGCATGACCTTTTCTTCTTCAGTTAAAATAACTTTGTTTTTATTTAAGCTAAAATATTCTCTTAATAGTAATTTATTCATAGTTAACAACCGTTTTTACATCTAGCCATTCTTGGTATCATCCATCTTTTAAACATAATAAACCCTCTTAAAACTAAATAGTCTCATAATATAAGAAGTGAATATTATTCATACTTAGACTGGTTAATTTTAACTGGTTTTAGTGTATCTAAGATATTCGTTATAATAAAATTCATACGCATTTTAACATAATCCCACTGTTTCATAGATATATCTAACTCTTTCACATAAATTGTTTTATTGGTGGTCGCAAATTTACTGAGTGTGTACGTATCTGCGTCTAATAATTCTGCTACAGCTTGTTTTTCATATGAATTCATATTCAAAAATCTTTCCGGCACTGACGCATCTTTTAATAGCATGGCTTGAGTTATTGCTGTCTCTTGGTTTTCTGCATTTTTAAAAAAGTCAGTAACCCTGCCTTCTTCAAGAAATTCTTTCCACACTTTGTCGTTCACTGTGAAACCCTCAAACCATTGTCATCAACAAGCTTATCAAACATATAAGAAGTGCCAGAGCTTAAACACCCTAAAAGAAATGCGTTCATCCAGCCTCGTTCAAAAATAAATAGTTCCGTGTATGGAGAAACACACAACAGAAATACGCCAACAGCAAAGCCAACACACATGGAACAGTGAAAATAGTGATGTCTTGGACGAACCTTGTTAAAGATTGAACCAGCAGTTAATATTTGTGTTAAACCAAAAGCACAAAGTATAAAATATATGAGCGACATTATTGTTCTTTATATTTGCTTCTCATGGTTAATTGATTTGTACCAAATCCATATATACCATAGTTTGCAATATAAACAGGAACATCAGTTTTCCAATTTTCAGGAGGGTTAGCGACAACACCTAAGTATTTTGGGGGTGGATCTTCAGACTCGCCGTCAGCCCATATTGGTTCAAAATATTCAACAATATCGCCAACCTCAAACTGTTCAGCAGAAGCCAGCTCTTCTTTAATTAATTGTTTAAGAACGTCCTTAGTTAATTTCATTATTCTTCGAACCAATAGTTAGCGAGCCCATAGTAACGATAGAACAGCCCGGGGCGCATACTTCCTTTGGCTCGATCTCCAGGTACTTCACCTAATTCTGTAGAATCTTCTTCCGAAGGTTCAGTGAGTCTTTTCTCTTCTCTATCTTCTTGTTCTTTTTTGAAGATGGAGTATGGCTTCTCTTTCATAATAAATTTATGAATTGCATAAACAGCCACTTGAACTGGATCAATATCTTCATTTGGTTCTTGTATGTTAGCCTCATAAGAATTAAAGATGTGCCCACCTTGAATCGATTCTTTTTCTATAATACCTTTCTTTGAAAGGAAGTCTAACAAGCGTAACTGCGATGCATGAATAGTTTCGTCTGCTTGTTCCTTAGGAAATACAACAACCTTATTTTTTGTAGGTTGAACAATAACATCAAGATCTTCATGATCATAAAGTACAATATCACCACCAAGCGTTTTACGAGCTTTAATTTTTGCTTTCGCTTGTGGGCGTTTCTTTATTTTCTCAACAGGGTTTGTTTCTTCTTCTGGGGCATCCCCGCCAATTTTGATATTAATTGCCATTTTATTTATTCAACAATTTCCTTCGCTAATGCTTGAATTTTCATCACCTCAGTTATCATTTCATTATTGATCTCAGAGTTTTTATATTCATCCAGCTTTGCGAGTACTTCTTTTGTTTTTTCTTTCATACCTTCATCTTCGTGAACTTCTTTCATTGTGAGAGATTTTTTGATTACTTTCTTCAACCGTCCAACTTCTTCATTTAAATAAAGTTTAAAACCGATGCCGTCATCTGAAATTGAGAGTATAAAATTGTTTAATAATTCCTTTTGTTCTTTTAAAAGTTGATCGCTATACTCTTTGTTAAACCTTTCAGCGAACGCACGATATACCACACCATCAGAATTGGCTTTCTCTTGCAAAACGGTTTCATTAATCATTCCATGAACTAAATTTTCTTCCAACACCACTCTTTGTCTTGTATTTAAAATAGAGTTATTAAACAATTGGTATATTGTTGCTAACGCTTTGTAGTTTGGTACAAAATTATTGAAAATATTCTTGGGCAATTTCTTATTCATTTCGGAAATCAGTTTACTTTGTTCTGCAAATAATCTTTTTTGATTAAGTTCTTTATTGCCACGTCTTACTTCGAAAAGTAATTTGTCTGCAGTGTGCAAATCAACATTTTTAGTATCTGATATCGCTTTGTAGAGATCTAGCTGTTTAGCTAACATTGTATTTGTACGAAAACTCTCTTTTATTATACTGACAATAATCTTCTTCTTTCTTGAATCTTGAGCTATTATTGCCTTTGTTAACTCTCTAACCAAAGTTTCATAAAGAAACGCAGTATTACGCTTTTTGTTATGACGTAACCTTAGTTTTACACTACTCATTGTTTTCTTCCTCTTCGTTATCTTTGTTTTCAACTAAAGTTCTTTTTTGCTCTGCACTCTTTAGTCCAGAAAGTAAATCTTTAATCTCTTGATTAAGTTCAAACAACTGTAGTTCCTCATTATCGTTCTGGTTATAATTAGGATCGGCTCCTTCGTAAACCCCACTAGCTAAGCTTTTAAGTTCGCCATGTCCCTTGAAAATATTTCTATCAGTATTTTTACTAAGTTCATTAGCCCATTTTCCCTTTCTACTTCTTCTTGCAGCGCCTGCGCCTCGTCTGTCACCGCCGGTATGTTTAACGGGCTCATACCATTTACCTTTCGAACCCTTTGTTAAATAAGAACCATCGTCTCTCTTTGCAGGGGCAGCAAGAAGTACATCGTCCCCTTCTTCTGGGATAGCTTCGTCGGGAGCGTCAAATTCAGGCTCATCCATATCAGGTAAATCTTCACCCATACCTAACTCAGCATTCAAGGCATCAGCATTATCCATTCCAGTTAAGCCGCCAAGTTCGCCGGCACCAGCTTCAATTGCTGTGGCTTCCGCAGCAGCTTCCAATGCCGCATCGTGTTTAACATCGTAGAACATTTCTCTTTGATTTCTCAAGAATTCTCCTTCAGAAAGATTAAATATATTAGTGGCGATCCATCTACGACTAAAGTAACCTTCGGCTGCCGCATTTGCAACATCAAATTGAGTTCTTAAGTGTTCTAACTCTTGAAGTTCTGCTAACTTTGAGGGGTTATGTAATCTTAAACTAAAGTTTAGGAGATCATCACCTCGGAAACCAAGAATGTATAAATGAATAATACCAGCTTTCTCTAATTCCGTAATAACAGAGCGTTGTAATCTTTGAACTGTTTTTGCAAATCTAATATCTTTTTGTGCTAAAGTTGTTTTGTCTTCTTCTGCACCTTCCATCATTGTCAAGTATGAATGAGGAATCATCAACGCAGTTAACAACTTATCTTTGAGATATTTAACATCGTCAATGTCGCTCGTCATCGTACCACCAGGAAGGGTTTCAACTTTCGTGTTTGAAACCGCGCCACGGATAGGAATGAAATAATCTTCTTCTACTGACATGGGATTATAACGCAAATCAACTCTACCAGTATCAGAGTCTACAACTTGATTTCGTTTCATAGTTGTAATAACTTTTTGCATGTATTGTTCAACGTCTTGGGGCGCAATATTTCCAACATCGATATAGAAAACTCTTCTATCAGGTGAACGTACAATTCGGTACGCCATCATTGCGTCTTCAAGCATGACTAACTGACGCCAAATTCGTCTAGAAGATTCTAATTGAGAAGTTCCATAAGGAGCGTGTTTGTCGTCGCCCAAGATCCTGAGGTGTGCTATCTGCCAGTTTTCAAACGTCATCCCGCCAGAGTTCCACTGATATTGGATGTAGTTCGGATTAGTTTTATCTTCACCCTCAAGTCTTTCAATCTCCATTGTTGGAAGCCCAATGATGTTTTGAATACCATGTTCTTCGTCAATGTCCAAATACAAAAAGAAATCACCATATTTGCACATCGAACGACACCAACCAAACAGGTTGAATTCAATATTCATTATATTATGATAAAGTGAGTCCAATACAGATTTGATTTCCTCATTGGGACAATCAATTTCAAGTAAAGGTTTGATGGATGTAGATGTTGACATCTCGTCTGCATAAAGATTTAAAGCGGCGGCAATTTCTGGAAAGTATTCCATTTGATCAAAATCAGCGTACCTTTGAGCACGGTTTTGATTTGCCATAATATTCGCTGACAGATTATCAAACGGATTATAAGCTACTCTTTTAAACTGTTGCCCGCTAGTTGATTTAAACTTTGACGCATATTTATCTAACCGGCGTCTTCTCTCATGCCTAGCTAGCTGTGTCCTATATCTAACAAGCGGACCTGATAACAACCTCGTCAATCGTCTATAAAGAACTGATTGGGGATTTCTTGTATTTCTTTCGCTAGCCATTCTTTATCCTTTAATGAGCCATGGGTATGGGTTTGTTGGTTCGTTCCCTTTGGAACTGTCTAATCTAGGATCGTATCCCCGTTGTCCTGGTATTGTAGTACTTAATGTAGTTCCAATCCTGACGATACCACCCATGTCTAAAAACGCTTTTTTGTATTTCAAATCTCTTTTTCCAACTTCTAAAGCATCATCAGCAACATACGCAGCTATAGCACAAGCCATGATTAAATCATCATTATAGCCACGCATAGCTTCTGGGCGTCCATTGTTCCAAATGAAGGTTGCAAACTCTTTAAGAAGTCTTTGTGAACGCAATGTAATTAGTTCATTTCGAACGAATTCTTCCAATTTACCTACAACTAAAGGGCGAGTAGTTCTAGAGGTTGTAAACCCAGGAAGTGTGTTTGACATGTTCTCTGCGATATATGCTTCAACATATTCGTGAGTGCCCTTTGCTGCCCAATACAGGTTTGGATATTCTACATCAATCATTTTTTGAGCTACAGCTTGTCCAGCATTGATCTCAACAACGACTAAACAATCACCATATTCTCTTCCGGTTTCATTTAATATATTGGCAAACACGTCTGAAGTTACTTTACCTTGATACTCTGCATCCTGGCGCATTCCTTCTGTTATATTAAAAACTTCAAAAGTTGAAGAATCAGCACCGTCACCTCTCGCAGTATCAGCTACAATCAAATATGTATCACCTGGAATATGTTCTTCCCAGATCCATAGATTTCTATCAAATCCAGTTCTGTATAACGGCTCAACAACAGTTTGTTCTATTCTTTCTATGTCCTCAGCGGCAATTACGGTATCACCTGAAGTATTAAAGTTGCATTCAAGCTCTTGAGCAATCTCTCTTCTTGACATATTTTTGGTTTCTTTCTCAAACCATTTTAAGTCTCGCCAAGGATGTACATCCCAAGGCAATCTAACTGGAAAGAAATCATTTTCTTCCATATCTGCTTGAATATACATCTTATGAAACCAGTTTCCAACACCCTTTGGAGTTGACAATGCAATGCAAGAGCCACCAGTTGAAAGTGTCGGATATAATGAGGTCCATAAATCATCGAAGCCTTCAATGTGTGCAGCTTCATCAACTACTAACAGCGACAGAGCCTCTGAGCGTCCTGCGTCGCCAGCGGTTGACGAGGCTTTGATTTGTGAGCCATTTGAAAGTTCAAAAGAAGTTCTGTTGTCAACTGTGATTGTTGCAATTTTCATCCAATCAGGAAGTTGTGCCATGATAAACTTAACTTTCTTTACCAAGTTTGCTGCTGTTGAGAATTTGGTTGCCATAACCAGAACTTCTTTGTTTCTGTGAAATAGCATGAGCCACACAACATATGCAGCAGTAATCATGGAAATACCAAGCTGTCTAGCTTTGAGAATGATTGTAAATCTATGATCTACAAAGCTATCTAAAAGATCGGTTTGATAATCAAATGTTTTGAAAGGGATTAAACCTTTAAGGGGATGAGATATTTTACAGTAATCGTTTATGAAAAAGTTGGGATCCTTCCCAGATTTCATAATCTCGTTTAATATTTCTTTTCGTGAAAGTTGATAACTCATACATGATAACTAGGTTATTCTATTGATTGTTCTTTAAGTTCTTTAGCTAACATGGTTTTGTACATTGTAAGATATTTTTCAGCCAATTCATTATTGCCCATTCGTTTTGCCATTATAAAAGCTTTGTTCAATTTAGCTTTTATATCTTTGTTAGAGTTTTCCGCTTCTTGAAGTTCTTTTTCACAAACACCATGCTCATCACAGAAATCCTCATTTAAAAAATAACGAGGATCACGAACTCTTTCTTTTATAATGGGCTTACCCCAGCGCATTATTGTTTACCTTTTCTCGATACGTTTTCTGGCTTTTTGGTTCCAGGGTATTCATCTTTACCAACAGCCAGCCAATCTTTAATTGCGCCATCAAGCTTTTCTGCGGGGCTCTTAACGTCGTTCACGTCTTCTTGATCAGTCATTCCACCAATCTTATACCATTGTTTCGCAATTGTGCTAATTCTAATTCTTGAAATATATTCAACATCAACGGTTACTTCACCTTCTTTTGTTAAGGCAAGTGTGTTTTTCGTGACAACTTTGTATTCTTTTTTGAGGAACTTCACAATATCAGCAAGAGTTTTTTCTATATTACTTTCAAATTTAGGATCATGAACTTCAGGTAGTTTAACATCAGTCTGGTATAATAGACAGAGCTTATCACCTGACATTTTAACTGTAAAACCATCCATCACTCTAGAGTCTTTAATCATGCAGCCTTCTTCTCTTTTCAAACCAATTTTAATTGGTTCTCCATCATCATCTAAAGCACCATCATGAGATTTTGAACCCATGACTGCCGATATTCCTCTTACAATTTCTAGTGCTGTTGCCATAACTTATAATTCCTCGTTTGGACGCCATCCAGTTGCCCATCTCTCTTCTCGGCTTTCTACATATTGCATGTAGCATTTATAACAACATTCAAACTTATTCATATAAAAATCGTCACTTGCCTTGAAAGAGTAAACATTGCATACTGGACAAGTTCTACTGCTGTCTTTCATAATTAGTTTCTTAGGAACTAAAACACCATTACATTCAATCATCTCATTGTCAGAATCAGTCTTGTCATTAAATTGTTTTAACTGCTCAAGATATTCTTTCTCTTTTTCATCATCCCAAAGTGATTTAGGGTTTTTGACAGTAAGATCACCATACTTCTTTCTTATGGCTTTTTCGAATTGAGCTATTCTGTTGGTGTCTTTAAGCTTCATGTGTCCTAAAATATTCCATCAGTTGTTCTTTCGTAGGGACTGGGGGTGCATTTTGAAATTCTCTGTATAACCAACCATAAGATTCTTCTTCACGCCAACTAGGGGCGCTTCCTATATCGCTTCCTCTTTTTTGATTACAAGGATTACATGCCCACGCCAAATTCCAGCGTTTTCTAGGTGGTCCACCGGAACCTCTAGGTATAATGTGCTCGACGCCAGCAGCAAAAACTTTTATGCCACACCAACAACATATCGTCCCTTTGTCTTGGCTTATTCGCCAGCCGAGCGGACGTGCCATGTCTTGTGACAAACCTTTTAACCATTCAACCCAGGTTACAGCAATTGCTGTATCGCTTTCGTTTATAAACTTCTTCCAATTTTCAGCCATTAATTTCATTTATTTGAGATCTCCACGGCGGCATAAAATATAGCTACCGAAACAACGATTCCTGTTGTTGTTCCACCAACGAACCACCAAATATAATTATCGGAAGAGTTAGTATTTTCGATAATCATATGAAGTCTATCAATCTCATCGTCTTTTATATCTAAAATCTCATCATACTTTTTTTGCTGAAAGACATTGGTGACTTTGGCATTACTTAAAAACAAATCATGTTTTGCAGTTGCTCTCGCTAATTCCGCACTGGCATCATTTTTGCATCGGTTTAATAATGTTT